ACCTAGCTGACCACCGGCAAAGTACTGAGAAGCAACGGCACGTTGCATAGGGTCTTGAGCAGCATACTGACGAGCTTGCTCCATTTGAGCTTGCTGTTGTGCTAGTTGGTATTGTTCAGGAGTCTGAAATAACCCCATAATAGAATCTGTAGCCATTGTCTTTATTCCTTTTAAACTTACATCCAGTAATCAGACATCCACGAGGCATCACCTGAGCCTGAGAATGTAGAGGCAGGAATTACATCTGAACCTGTAGTCCAAGATGGTACAGAAGTATTACCAAAAAGTCCAGCAATACTTGAACCTAAAGCACCTTGCAACTGTGGGTTAGCAAGTAAGTTAGCTGTAGGATTGTACGCTGAAGCTTGGTACTGATATGGAGCAACTGCACGGGCAGCTGAGGATGCCTGACCACCCAACTCAGAACCTAAACCAAGAGCTTGTTGTCCAGCTTGTTCAACTGTACCGAGAGCACCAAAGCCAGCTTTAAAAGGCTCATAAGCACCAGCAGCCAAACCCTGACCAAACTTAATCTGGTTCTGAGCTGCTACATCAGCACCTGCTGCGATCTGAGCTTGTTGTTGAGCAAGGGAGTTGTAGTAAGCAGCCATCTCAGGATTAGTAGCAGCCAAGCCACCAGCTGAGGTAGCTCCTGTAGCCAAACCTTGACGACCTGTCTGGAACAAGTTATTACGAATACCTGCTAAGGTCTGTTCTTGCTTAGGAGCCAACAAAGCAGACTGCTGTTCCATATAGCGTTGACGTACAGCCTCAGGAGACTCACCTAAGTACTGAGAAGCCAAGCCTTGCAGCTGACTACCTTGCATCAAGCCTTGACCTGTCATACCAGACAGCTGATTCTGATAGCCAGCGGCTTCAGGAGACAAATTGTACCCTGCACTCAACAAACGACCAGTATTGGGGTCTACTTGGAAGTTAGAGCTACCGAAACGAGTAGTAACACCGACAGGACGGAACTGACCAGCCATAGCTTGCTGTTGAGCTGCCTGTTGAGCTGATTGCCCAGCTTGTAGAGCACCGTAAGCACCTAAGCCCGCACCTGCTTGTTGAGCACCTGATTGACCGCCTTGAAGTGCTCCACCGATCATGGAACCAGCAGCAGCGCCCATAGGACCACCAATAGCGCCACCAATTAAGCCAGCATAGGGAGCAGCTGTCTCCACCAAATCGCTTACAAATCCACCCATATTAGTTACTCCAGTTATAAATACAGGCTTTAGTGCCGTTGTTTAACATAATCGTTTCCTTCTTATTCCATCCTACTTGCTCACCAAACTTAGCTAACTTTGTATTGTCTTCAGTTACTAAGGCCACTAAGGGTGCTGGTAGAAGTGTTTGTAAAGTGTTCAAGTCTTCTATGAATCTTTGTTTAATCTTTGATGTCCACTTAAAGACATCAGTGTGAAACCACAAGTAGCCATTCCATAGCTCTAAATACATCACGTATTCAGGACGGATAACTACAGGAGTCTTTACTGATTTAATAGGCTCCACCATCGACAGTAGCCGCAAAGGTTCCTGAGACAGTCAAGTTAACAGCTGTGGCATTCCCTGTCAAAGCAGGAGCTGCTAAGTCAGCCTTAGAGTTAACAGCTGCTTGAATAGCATCAAACTCAGTACCTAGCTCAGTACCTTTAACTAACTTAGCAGGGTTCCCTGTAGATAGTGAATCTTTAGCGGCAAAGTCTGTTGCCTTGGTGTAGCTACTCATAATTAATTAATCCTTCCAGACTTACAATATACATCTAACTTTTGGACTGACAGCTCAAATGAGCTAATAACAGCCTCTAAACCTAATTGAATCACGTTACCTGAACCACCTGCATGGATCTTCTGATTATCAAAGATAACACCAGCTGTGTATTCAGCAATGTTGTACTCAGCAAGACCATACTCAGCAGGAGTAGAAGTGCCTAAAGTAATAGTCTCACTATTATAACTACGTGAGTAATCAAAACCATACTTAACCACCACATCAGCAGTATTACCACCGATGATAGTAAAGCCTACTTTCTTCAGTACCTTAATCTGATTAGGAGAACCTAAATCAAAGTCATTGGTGTAATACTTAAAGCGATAATCAGCTGTGTTGTCTAAGTTACCTGTGTAATAGCCGATATACCCAGCAAAGCCCATCAAGACTTCTTTAGCACGGTTAGAGAACATAGCTCTTGGAGTAATGGACCAAGTAGTAGCTCTTTGAGCACCGTTCTGTAAGGTTACTCGTGTATCAAAACAGTAAGTAGTGTTTGATGCAGGAAAGCTGATTAAATAGAAAGCGTTCTTATCTGAGTAAGTTGCCTTGATCTCAGAAAGGGTTTCCAAGCTTAAGTCATAGACAAGATCATCACGCACGTTAGCACTGATGTCTCGCATAGGAGCCGACTTCTCCTGAATAGTACGAGCAAGCGAACGTACACCATTATCAGACAGGAAATAGACATCCGAGCCTGTAGTAGCTACTGAATCACGAGCACAGCAGCCAACACCACTGATAGTGTCATACAGACGCATTGTTGAAGGGTCTTCAGCGCCTGTGTAGATCAAAATCTGACGACGACCAAAGATAATCAACTGATGGTTATGAGCAGCCAAGGCAGTAATCTCATCAGCACCGTTAGGCCAGATCTGAGCTACGTTCAAAGTACCTGACGTACCTGTATTAAGGATATGACCTGCAAGGAGATCAGAGAACTGAACTGTATTCTTGTCTGTAGTCGTGTTTGCTGTCCAAGTACGACCATAAGCACTGATAGCACAGTTGCTCAGTTGAACAGTGCCTAGATAGCCTGTCTTCTCTGATACACGCTTAAAGGTAGTTGTAGACACTGCTGGATCAAAGACCAGAGGATCGTGCCCTGACTGATATAGATACAAGACACCATTCAAAGGGGCTAGTTGCCAGTGGTCGCCTGTGATAGTAGGAGCTGAACCACCCCCACCATAGGTAAGCTTTGTAAGTGTAGAACCACTCAACTTAAAGATGCAGTTATTACCAGCAGCGATAATATAAGAAGTACCATCAGCAGCGATAAGCTCACCAATGGTCTTTACGTTAGCTGTAGACAAGTCAGCATTGGTTGAGTGCTTAGGCAGCCAGCCCTTACGAGCACCGATACGACCAAATTTGTCAATAACGCAGTTGGAGGCAACACTAGCGTAGCCATTCTCAAGAGAGACTGAGCTATCTTGAGTATTCAGGCCCATAAAGCCCGGAGCAGCAATGGAGGAAGTTAAGAGCTGTTCAGCCATGTTGATTAGGGAGCAACCCAGTTCATCTCTTCTTCGTAGTGGTTACGTTCAATAGCAACAGCATTAGCAAGAGCGTTCTTGAACAAAGCGTAAGCTTCAGAAGACAAGTTACCACTATCTTCACCACGTTCAGCAATAGCTTTAGCGTATGTCAACATAGCTACCAAATGATCTGGAACCATAATACGATCATTGTCAGCAACTAAATCCTCTTGAGGAATAGTCATGTTAAATCGGAGGTTGTAAGCTTGGTCTGGAATAGGATAGATGTCTACTTGGGTGTCTCCATTACTATCTACACCGTTAAAGTTGAAGTAAGTAGGGGAAGCTTTTTGAGTATTGGTAGTAGTGAACTGACGGTTCATCCAATGCGTAGGAGCGTAACGAAGCTGGAAGTCATCATCATCATTGAAGACATCAATCACACGGAAACGAGTACCTGAGCCAACCAAAACGTAGTTAAAGACATCCTCAGTAGTCACAGCTGTCAAAGTAGTAGACAGAGCGTTCCAATCATGGGCATCTTCAATCTCACGTTTGCTATCATTTACCAAGACAGCAATGAGGGAAGAGTATTTATTGTCATTTACAGACGTAACTGTAGGCTCACGGAGCCTCTTCATCACGTTATTGACAATATCGAGATAGGTTGCCATATATTAAATACCTTCTTTCTTGAATAACTCAAAGGTACAGATAATGTGAAACGTACTACCTGCTTCAGTTATTGTCTTAACTGTGTCACCCGCTTCTAAGACCATGTAAGAACCGCCATCAATCTTCTCATAGTTCTTAGAGTTGATAGGA